GCACAGTAAGCAGAAGATCGCCAACCCCCAGAAACACAAAAGCCCCGCAATCGCGGGGCTTTCGTTTGAATCTTGGCGGGAAACCAGGGATTCGAACCCTGGGAACGCTATTAACGTTCGCCGGTTTTCAAGACTGACGATTTAACCATTAAAATCAATACCTTATCAATTTTTAGTTTCCGCATTTGGACATTTTTAGCTGACCTGTAAGCCGCGCAGATCAAGGGGAGCACATCAGGTTGCGGAAACGATTTCACCCTTCCCTGGCGTCCTGCCGACCGAACAAAAACTACCAAAAGTACACCGGCTGCTAATCTGTTGACTCCACTAGAGATACGCCAATGACCAACTCAGACCTTCTCCCCTCCCTGCTCTCTAAGCTCTACGAAAACCAGCTTGCCCTGGAAGCCTCCATCATGGAGTTGTCGAACTGGGTCGAGCAGCGTGGCTCCGAGGATGTAGCCGAGAATATCAGGGGCGCCCTGCACACCATCGACGAGAACGAAGAGTTCATAAAACTGGCCCTGGCAGTGCTCGTGGCGCCGGAGTAAATCCTACAGCTCGTCGCCTCAAATCGCGTCAAATCAAAACCTCGATTACTGTATATGAATACAGTATTCGGATTTACCCCCTATGAACCTTGATGAAGAAACCTGCGAGTGGCTTGGACTCCCCACGCCGCTCGAAATGTACAAACAGCACTGCCTCATTCTGGAAAACGAAATCCAGGAACTGAACCTGCAGCTTAGAAAATCGCGAGCGGATGTGTTCTGCATCAGCCAAACGCTGCTGGAGGTCCAGGATAAGAACAGTGAGTTTGCCGGGTATCTACGACAGCGCGGCGCTGAGGCTGCTTCGATGCGCAAGCAGATTGCTGATCTGAAAATTTCGGAATCCGCCAAGAAGAATGAGCTGCTCAAGCTCAGAAAACGTCTTGGCCCCCCTATTGAGATATTGTCCTGACGTACGCCTGGCACGCCCTCAGCGCGATTACGGCGTTATTCCCGGCATCGGTGATGGCGATAATTCTTTGAGCATGCGCTGGGTCAAGTTGGGCTCGACGGGTTGCATGAACCACGCCGACGGGGCCGGTGGTGGGAGGCATGTTGCAGCCACTGGCTGAATCCGTCGCGTCGAGAAGGACTGACAGCCGGACATCAGCAGTAGCAAGCTGATCACGCAGGCGAGCCTGATTACGCTGGGCATCGGATAATTCCTTGGTGTGTTGTTGGTCGGAGGTGGTCAGCGCCTGCTCGATGAACAGGCGCTTGTCCTGCTCGGTGCGGACCTGGACGGCGGCGGCGTTGCTTATTTCCGCCAGGTCATTCTTGTGCAGGCCGGCCTGCTCGGCGAGCTTCTTGCCCATCCGCCATTCCTGCACCTGCCAGGTGCCGGCGGCGCTGACTACTATTGCCAGCAAGATCGCGGCCAGGATCTGCCCGGGAGTCATGCCAACACCTTTTTCGCCTTGTCCCACAACTGCCGACGATCTTCCAGACCATTGATGCCGCCGTTGATGCGGCGGGTGATCTTCACGAAGTCGCCCTGGTCGGCCAGAGTGTTCAAGCCTTTCGTAGCCCAGAACCAGGCCGCCGACATCGCCGCGTAATGCGGCTGCTCCAGCAGTTCAGGGTTGTTGATGAGGTCCAGGCCAAGCGCTTCACCGCACGCTTTATAGTTCGCGCGCCCCGTAACCTGAATCAGGCCGCGCCCACTGTATTTCGAGCCGTCCCCCCTCTCCGTGTTTCCCAGATCGGCGCGCCCCTCATATCCGAGCTGCTGGGCGGTTGGGCCCCATATTTCGCGAACGAACCGCAATTGCCCCGACTCGTGACCAAGCTGGGCGATGAATGCAGCCGCGCGGGCGGTGCCGACAATTCCGTAGCGATTCATGGCGGTGTTCAATGCAGGAACAAAAACGCCGGCTTGGCGGCCGGCGTTCGGTAGGATCTGCAGCAATTGCTGCGATGTGATTGGCATTTACCTAACCTCAATAAACAGCAAAGAAAACGCCCCGTCAGTGCGGGGCGTTTATTGGAATTGCTCGGCGATCCAAGCGGGCGCCGTAGGGCGCTGCTCGATGTCGGGGAAAGCCTGCGATTGCGGCCAGTCGCGAAGCTGCTGCATGTAAACCAACAGCTCAGAGAATTGATCACCCGACAACGTTGTGTCGCCGCCGATTTCCTGCTGATCACGGTGACGCTCACGCAACCACATGACCGAAGACAGCTCAGCGTCGCGCCACTTGCGCTCCTGCGCCGCAGGATCAGGAACCACCACAGGCGGGTCAATCAAATAGGGCATACCCTGCTTATCATGAGCGCGAATCTTTCCAGGCGCGGGATTACCAATCACCGCCAGATACACTTCCTCGGTAATTTCCAAAACATCATTTGGCATGTTATCGCCATGAACGGAAGGCAGATAAGAACACCCAGTAGAGGGGCTGTAAAAGCGCTGCATGATTATCTCCAATACTTATATCAATAGCCGATAGCCAACCAGACGCCAGAAAATGCGTTAGCCGTATCGCCGTAAACCCACTGGTTCTCGATCTGGAAAGAAGCCTTACCGATGTTAGCAACGCCAAAAGACTGGCAATGATTCGTAAAGGCCGCGCTGGACTTGTAATTCGCCAACGCAATAAAGCAAGTACTCGGGAACTCGATCTGATAACTAACGGTTAGACGGTTATCAACGGGAATAGCAGCCGAGTTACCCCATTGAATAACCAAGCCACCCAACCAGCTCGGGAAAGCAAAATAGCCATTCGGCTGGAAGCTAAAAGCAAATCCCTTGCGCATTTTCTTCGGAGTTACGATAACCTGATCATTGCTTTCTAACATCTGCGCATCGGTGGCAACTCTTACCGTGCCCTGACTCGTCTCAGTCGCAAGGCCGAGCTTAGCGTCTACAGTCGCCTGGACAAACGCGCAGTTTGCAATGTACGGACCCGCATACCCTGCGCCCTGGGTTGGAACTACTGTATTACTTGGAATGGCCGGTACGTAAATCTCCATAGGTACCGTAAGGCGGCCAGCAGAGCTATAAGACATTAAAGGGCCAAGAGTTTGATTATCTGCCCCAACCGTACCCCAAACGAACCCCCCTGTATTGCCACCGCCCTTGTTGCAAATAAATTGCATCGTCCCAGTACCTGCCGACCCCCAACCGATATAACCGCCTAGGGAGCCGTAACCAGAGACCTCAGAGTTAAAAGATACGCCAAGGTACTTTGGGTAGTAAGCTCCGCCAGATACAGGCATATATCTAGAAGGGTCGAGATTTCCACTATCCCACGGGGTATTACCAGCAAAAGCCGGGCGCACTGAAAACGATACCTTCCCCGTAGCGCGGCCGACATTAAAAGCGCTGAGTTCGCTACCTTCTGCCAACCGAACAATAAGCGACCACATACTGGCATCATGACCAGTTCGATAGTACAGGGATGTAAGATCAGAGTTATAGAAATTAAAGCCTACCCCTAACGGCACCCTCATGCCTTGCTTGACAATTTCTTTAACGGCGGCCGCAAGCTGATTATTTTCATTCTCCTTAGGAATAAATCCAGCTGCTTTAATTACATTAATAATTTCGTCTGTTACTGCCGACCCCCAAGCTGACGGAATCAAAGACCCTACTTGACCCGTAGATGTGTTTTCATCAACAAACTTGCCACCTACTAATCCAACGTTTGGAACGCTATTTGGATAATCCATTTATACACCTACCCGTAATTAATAAATTCTAATGCGTGCGCAGGCGCACTTCGGCGGAGAACACATTCGAGTGCGCCACTTGGATTAACCCCGAAGCGCTCCCCGAAATAGCTGGCCCCGAAGCGACGGCCCAGACGACGACGAGGCCCAGTGTTGAGCGTCCACATGAACTGCGCCGACCACGTACCAAAGTGCGAGCGCCCAAACCGTGCAGCCCCGAAACGCGGGGCTCGATATTCGGTAACAGAAGCTTCGGGGTAGCCCTGGGTAATGGCGAGCTGCACAAAGAACGCAGGACTTTGCCCGCCGACTTCGACCAAACGGCGCCGCACGGCCAGCTGGCGGTCCTCAAACGCAGGGTTTTCACCCAAGCAAGGATCGGGCAGATCCATCACCTGCTCCCAGTCGGGCACCAACTCGCGTACCGTGTCCGGGTCGCTCTCCGCCAGCAGGTCAGAAAGGCGCAGATCCTCACGTGCCAGTTCCAAAGAGCCTGACTGCAGCAGCTCACGAATCTCAGGCACCAGTTCTACGTCCCAAGCGGGACCGGGCGGCAGCAGCGCCACCAACTGTTGGTAGTAGTCCTCTGCCGTCCTTATCGCCATAGAATCCCCCCGAATGTCGGCAGCTCATTGGCAGCCGGCACCACGTCGCCGGACGGGCTGAACAAAACATGATCCTTCTCACCAGTTCCGCCGCTGATGGCTTCGCTGATATGCGTACCCAGCAACCTGGCGCCCAGATCTGATTCGCGGTTATGCAGATCCACAAGCGCAGCCTCGACAGCTGCACGCACGACGCCGCTGTCAGGAACCAGTTTTATTTCGTACTGAATGGGCTTATCTACAGGCGCCAAGACTGCCAGCTCAGCCGTTACCGGCCGCTCTCCGTCAATGTAATTAAGCGCCTGGGCCAGCGCCTCCGGCCCTGGAATAGGGTTTAAGTCGCCATCCCTGACGATGAACACCGCCACGGTACCCGGGCCCATCCACTGCCTGCGAACCCAGGCACGGGTCACACCAGGCACTTCAAGTGCCCAGGTTTCGTAGTCGCTGGTATTACCGCCGTGGGGAACGACACGGTAAGAACGAATGACCCGGGTGCGCAGCGCCTCAATGCTTTCCTGTTCAGTGCCACCGGCAATACCTGGCTCAAGAACAGTGAACGTGTCGGCTATGCCTTCAACAGGTGAAACGCTGCGTAGCACGGTACCGGCCGGCGTGTTGCCAAGCTGGCCCGCGTCGACGGCCTCCAAGGAGACGACGCCTGAAGTAGCGCCCAGCGTTACGGATAACGAAACAAGAAAGCGCTGGCCATCTTCGCGCTGCAGCAGCGTGCCGGCATCGAGCACCGCCGTAACAGCACCGATGAATTTAGCCTGGCCTGTTGCTGCTACCGCCGGCAGCCGGTCGCGCTTGAGCCTGGAGCGCGCCATGCGGCGCAGCGTATCTTCATCGGCCTTGTCAGGCAGGATCTGGTCAGCGATATACGACTGGTGCGCGTAGCGGCCGTAGGACGCTGCAGCGTTAACCCGCGCAAGCACCTCAGCATCAGAGCGCAGCAGCGCGCTAGAACCCGCCAAATCGCTACGGGCCCGGCTGATCAGCTCGGGCATGGTCGGAGTGTTATACGGCATGGATCACCTGCCACAAGTTATCGAGAGAAAGTTCCAGCGGCGCGCCGTTCCGAAAAACCAGTACAACGCGCATGTCGAGGCGATCAACGCCGCGTGTAGTGGTAATGTCGACGGCCGTCACCCGGCCGTCATCGAGCATCCATTGCAGCGATTCACGGGCGAACGTCGTAGCGTCCCTCACCGTGTCCGCGTTGAGGGTGCGACGGCGCAGTTGCCAAAGGCGGGAGCCGATTTGGTCGCTGGTCACCGTGGGAAAGCTGTCACCCCACCAGCCGTAGCGCTCAGCATCATCAAGCGCGTCATCCGCACCGGCACGACGCCAGGTCAGCAAACTGACCACGGCTGCGCGGCGCCAGACGCTTTCGGTCACGTCTTCATTGATGAGGGCCATGACTACTCCGCCGCTGCAGGTACGGGCGGACCGGAAAGAGCGGTGCCTTTCATGACGCCATCATGCGGGTGATCAATCTGACTGACCCCGGCGGCCACCTGATCACCTGCAGACACGATCTTACCGGTGGTGCGAATCTCCGGCGTGTCGAACTCCACGGCCGTTTCCGCCTTGACCTTGAGCGTCATGGTTTCGATTTCAATCACTCGGCCGCGCTTAAAGTGCAGCTTGTCACCCTCATCGGTATAGAGTGCTACCTCACCGCTTTTAAGGCCCTGCAGGCGAAAGCGACGGTCTGCGACACAGATCACCACCCCATGCGAGCGGTTGCCGCCAAAGAAGCCTGCAAGCACCTCGGCGCCGGCATGGGCGTTGGCCGTGTAACCGTAGGGTTCGAAGTGTTCCATGCCGTCCTTGATTTCTCCGGCCAGCAACTTCACCTGCAGTTCCTGCAGCTTTTTCAGGCCGTCGACCAAGCTCAACGTGCCGCGTACAAGAATGTTTTTTATGTTGCTCATTCGGGCTTCCAGTCGGCGGGAATTAGGTATTCAAAGTTATCCGCTGCGCCGCCCTTCTTGAGCTTGCGCGCCTTGTGCGGGTCTTTGGGTTCGGGCAAAAAAGCTTCTGCAGGCGCAACCGAAAGGCTGCAGGTGGTGCCCCCTTCGTCGAGGCTGTATTGCACCTCGCTAATCAACATGTCGCGGTCAATGCCCAGGGCGTAATCCACCACCCGGACAATCAGGTTCACCCGCCACAATGCGCCGTTCGACTGCCGCCACCCCTGAACCTTGTACTTAAGCGTCAGCGCTTTACCGATGCGGTTTCCCCGCTCCCAGTTCGCCCTGGCCTGGGCCAGCTCAGGCGTCAGGTCGCCGCTTTCTTGTATCTGCAGCACCCGATAGCGCGGCGCCCGTGGGTCAGTAACGGTCGAAGCCACCTCAGACGACGCGGCGCCCGACTCGTCGTCGGTGCCCTTGCGTTGTCCGATCACGCGGTATTCCGAAAACACCCCGGAAAAGTCCAGCTCAGTGCTACCGGTCAGGATGTTTTGCCCCAGCTCCAGGCGGTCGACCGCACGCCCTGCACTACCTGGGGAAACGATCACCAGCCGCCCCTGCTCGTCGTCCGTGGACAGCAGCCGGGAAAGTGTCAACAGTCGGTCGATGGACTCAAAAACCGTCTCACCGGGCTCAATCGTGTGATCCGTGACTTTGCTGGTCTCGGGCACCTGACTAACGACTTCGATGTTGTAGGTAGACGCCAAGGCTTTCACGATGGTTTGTATGCTCTGTCCTCGCCACTGGCCGGGCTTGTTGATCGCGGCGCAGTCGACCAGATCCGCCGTCTTTGAACGGCCGCCGATGGCCCGGGTAATCTGCCTGGCGTCATAGCTGATCGGCGTCTTGAAGACATACGCCGTCAACACATGATCGGCGCCAATACGCACGGCAGCGCGGTCACCCTGGCGAATCGGGATAGGCACGTCACCGGACAGCTTCCACGTCACCCCAACGTTGAAGTCTCGACATTGGCGCTCAATGGATGCGGTGATGCTGACGTTCTTCCAGCCGCTGTAATCCATGCCGTTGACACTCAGTGTCACAGCGTTTTGCGGGTCCATAGGGTTACTCCTGGGCGACTTTCAGCGGCAGCGGTGGCAGGAATCCCGGGTGCTGCACAGCGTTACGCGTAACGATTTCATCGGCGCGCGATGCATCACCGAATTGCTGGTAAGCCAGCACGAACGCCGGCAGGGTTTGTTTCGGGGTGACCTCGATCAGCCGGACACCGGCCTTGGCGACTTCCGCCAGGTGGGCCCTGACCAACTTCCTGGCGTTGTCCAGGCGCTCGAAGTGCGCGTAAGGGGCCTGCAGCTGCGCGTCCCAAATCTCTGTACTGATGTCATCACGCAACGACAGCACATCGTCAGTTACCGGCACCTCGACACGCTCAATCGGCGCTGCTACTTGCTGCTCCAGGGTAGGAACGCCAGGCAGTACAGCCGGCGCCTGAACCACCGGCATGGACGCGACAATGCGCAACGCGTCAATAATCAACACGTCGCGTATAAGGTCACGCGTGGCCGTTACGGCCGCGATGGTGGCCGCTCCACCTGCAGGCGCAGGCAGTGCCGCAATGCCCTGGGCAGCGGCCACCTTACTGCCGGCAGTCCGCCGCGAAAGGCTGAACCGGTCAAAGTCGGTGGACATGCTGGAAAACTGCGACTGCAGCATGCTCGCCAGGTTGTCGGGGAAGTTCGCCACCATATCGGCCAGCGTGACCACAGAGCTAACCAGGCCCGTTATCTGGCTGATTTCCTGCT